AAAGCACAATACAAGGAATGTATATCTTTGCCGGGAATGTGGAGAATGTTACGAGGCATATCAGGGCAGGAAGCGCTTTGAAATGTCGGTTGATAGGTTTTTTGACAGGGAGTTTCAATATTGCAGGGGGAATTTAGCGCGAGGATTTGATTTACAGGCGGGGTTTAGGTGATGGCCGAAAGCAACGAATTTATTAATATCACGGTATCAGGAGATTCAATATCACCGATTTCTTTTTTATTAGCCGACCAGCACGGCGGAAGGTATTCATTGCCGATTCGAGAAAACGTTAAATACCCTATCCCAGCCGGGCATCGGTTTTTTGGTATATCAATGGTCACAGCAGAAAAGGTAGAATGCGAGGTGGAAATAAATGGCTAAACCAACAGGCAGACCAAACGGCAGACCGCCAAAATATGCAACGCCCGAAGCCATGCAAGAAAAGATTGACGAATACTTCGAAAACTGTTGGGACACCAGCAACGACGGGTTAAAGAAACAAGTCACGCCCTACACCATGACAGGGCTTGCAAACTCAATAGGGTTCAGCCGTCGCGCTCTTTTAGATTACACTAAAAAGGACGAGTTTCTTCCTACGATTATAAAAGCGCGGTCAATTTGCGAGCAATACGCAGAGGAATCGTTGTTTAACGGCAAAAATGTAGCAGGCGCAATATTCAACATAATCAACAATTATAATCGGTGGAAAAACACCCAGGGCAGGGAAATAACCGGCAAAGACGGCGGACCAGTAAAAACAGAGCAAGTGAAATCCGATATAACGGACAAACTTAATGAAATTTACGAATCGTAATGATGCGCAAAACTTCTATAAGACCATTCTCAAAGCCGCTGAAAGTCAGGACAACGCAGCAGCAACCCTCGCAGCGATTGGCCGCAAAGACCTTTTCTTTTTACTCACACACCTGTTAAACCGCAAAGATGTTGACCGTGACTGGTTGTTTGATCGATGCGTTGAGGTTCAGCGATCTCCGGACGGTCATCTCGATTTGTGGGCGCGAGAGCATTATAAAAGCACCATCATTACATACGGGCTATCTATTCAGGATATCCTTAATAATCCAGATGTTACAGTAGGTATTTTTTCCCATACCCGGCCCATTGCCAAGGGGTTTTTAAGGCAGATCAAGCGAGAATTAGAGGACAACGAGGTTCTCAAGCAGTTGTATCCCGAGATTCTATACACAACCCCCCGAAAAGACTCACCTAAGTGGTCAGAGGACGATGGCCTAATTGTAAAGCGCAAAAGCAACCCAAAAGAGGCAACCGTCGAGGCTCACGGGCTGGTAGACGGGCAACCAACTTCTAAACATTTCAGCGTGTTAGTGTATGACGATGTTGTTACCCGCGAGTCTGTAACCACTCCGGACATGATAAGAAAAACCACAGATGCGTGGGCGTTATCGCTCAACCTGGCCAGCGATGGCGGAAAGAAACGATATATCGGCACCAGGTATCATTACAACGACACCTATAAAACCATAATGGACAGAAAGGCAGCAAAAACAAGGATTTATCCTGCTACCAAAAATGGTAAAGTGGATGGGCAGCCGGTACTAATAGGCAAGGATGTACTGGTTGATAAGCGTCGGGAGATGGGACCATATGTATTCGGTTGCCAGATGCTTCAAGACCCGAAAGCTGATGAAATTCAAGGCTTTAAAGAAGAGTGGTTGCAATATTGGAGCCCAACACCAGGCGGCATGAATTTGTATCTATTAGTAGACCCGGCAAGCGCTAAAAAAAGAACCAGTGACTACACGGTTATGGCTATTATAGGACTGGGGGCAGACAAGAACTACTATGTCGTTGATTTCATTAGAGATAGGATGTCATTGACGGAGCGGGCAGACGCGCTATTCAAGCTACACAGGCAGTACAGGCCTGCTGGGGTAGGGTATGAGCAGTACGGGATGCAGGCCGATATTGAGCATTGCCAGGACAAGATGGATAGAACAAACTACAGGTTCCCGATCATCGAACTGAAGGGTAACATACCGAAACCAGACAGGATTAAGAAGCTGATCCCTTTGTTCGAGGGGGGTAGGGTGTACCTGCCGACGATTCTCAATAAGGTGAATTATGAGCATAAGACTGTAAACGTAGTTAGAGAGTTCATCGAGGACGAGTACAAAGCCTTTCCAGTAGCGGCTCACGACGATATGCTGGATTGTTTTGCGCGGATAGTAGATCCTGCCCTGGGTGCGATTTGGCCGTCGAGCAACGCTATACCGTTTAGGCCAAGGCGGCGAAAATTTGTAGCATAAAAAAATAATTTTTCCCTTGCCTTTTCTATTGAGTCTATATAAACTAAATATATTGAGTTTATTGAGTCTATATAGAAAATAAGCTAAAAGTTCTATTGACTTTATTGAGAAACGTCTATATTCTTTATTGAGTCTATTTAATCTATTAGAACCGGGAAAAGCTATGAAAACGGTATGTATTTACATCGACGAGGACATTTGGAAGCGGATAACATCGGCGGCGTTTACGGCAAGCAGTGAGGTTGGCAAGCGTGTTTCTGTTGGTAAATTTTTAACCGATTTATATTTGCACAGCTTATCGAAAACGGTTCCGCAAACCAAGATTGAGAAGGATGAAAACACAAAGACACGGAAAGAGCCTGTTTCACCAAAGCCGAAGTTAAAAGCTGTTGAACCGGCAGATGAAAAAGCGGAAAGGCTTGCCGAGGTTCAAAAAATTGCGCCTGTTTATCCGGCCAAAACATTTAACCCGCAGCCAAAGACAGGGGACAAAAAAAAGAAGGGGAAATAAAGGAACCTGAAAGCATGGAAAAAATAAAAAAATTTCAAACTTGGGTAGACGAAGCTCAGTGGGCTGCGAGGGAATGGCGGTCAGAATCATGGCGTGATGCTGAAATGTACGATGGCGGCAGGGCACAGTGGACGGATGAGGATTGGGAGGCTGCAGCTGATGCCGGCATTGAACCTATTACGGTTAATATGACGTTTCCTACGATCAACCTTATCCTGGGTAGCCAGGCCGTAAATAAGTTCGATATCATATCCAAGGCCAGGTCAACCAAAGATTCCGAAATCTCCCAGGTGATGACAGAGGGCGTTAAGTTCATCATGGATCAATCAGACGGGGAATTTCTTATCTCTCATGCGTTCCGGGATGCGATTATACCCGGCATCGGGTATCTAAGCCCGTGCCTTAATCCAGATCCGCGGAAAGAACGGCTGCAGATTAGGCGATTTGACTGGAAAGAATTATGGACAGACCCGTTCGCTCCGCCATGGATCACACCAGATAATTGCCGGTTTGCATTCATCCAGAGATACATGGATCTATCAACCCTGCAATCCATGTTTCCGGGCAAGTCCCAGGAGATCGAGAACACATACGATGACATGGCCGGGGATTCTAAGGAAGGCGGGGCCATGTTCGAGGACGAAGCCGACTTTATAGAAAAAAGCATCAGGCAGGAGTCCGGGTCAGGTTGGGCGCAGAGCGAAAGAAAGAGGGTCAGACCTATTGAGATGTGGTATCCGATAAACGAGAAAGCCGCTTTCGCATTGTTTGCAGATGGCCGGTGCGTTGAAATGGACGATAAGATTCCGATTTCAGAGCAGTATCAGCTTATCACTGCCAGCCAGGAAGTTGTAGTTGCCATGGTCAAGAAAATGCGGGTGTGTTCGTTTTTTGGTGATTTGGAATTGCAGGACGTGCCTACACCCTACCCACACGATCAATTTCCGTTGGTTCCGTTTGTGGGTTATGTGGACCGGTACAATTTCCCATACGGAGTACCGCGGCAGATCAGGGGCCAGGACACAGAGGTAAACAAGCGGCGGTCAATGGCTTTGGCAATGTTGCTGAAGCGGCGGGTCATGATTGAATCTGATGCAGTTGATGGCAAGGATGCATTACAAACTGTGTACGAAGAAGCCAATAAACTTGATGGCCTTGTGGTTGTAAACCCGGGTGCATTGGGTCAAAAGAAAATCCAGATAGTCGAGAAAGCAGAGTTGGCCCAGGGCCAGATTCTACTTGAGCAGGAAGCCAAGACCGAGATTCAGCTGGTTTCGGGCGCAAACGCTACCCGGTTGGGTTACGAGTCCAAGGCAGAGTCCGGAGTTGCGAAAAAGACGGACATTGCACAGAGCAACGTTATCACCGCACCATTATTCGATAATCTTCGTAGATCAATGAAAGCTTTAGGTGATCAGAGCGTAGCCAACATTCAAGGCTTCTGGACAAAAGAAAAGGTTTTGAGGATTACCGACCGTATGACCGGGGCGGAGAAGTTTGTTGAAGTCAATAAACAAATTCAAACCGAGACGGGGGTTATAGAATTAAAAAATAACATTACCCAGGGAAAATACGACACCATTATAAGCGAAGCCCCTCAGACTGATACGGTCAGGGAACAAAACATGAACCTTATTATCGAATGGGTTAAAAAGTCCCCGCCGGAAATCATACCTCATTTAATGACCATGGCGTTCGAGATGTCCAATATTCCCAACAAGGAACAAACGCTGGCAAAACTTAAACCGATATTGGGGGTCAACCCGGAAGATGAGGATCTTACAGTTGAGGAAATGAAACAGAAAACCATCAAGGCGTTAGAGGAACAGCAGGCGGAAAATGCAAAACAAGCGCAGATAGCCGATGCCGCCACACAATTAGAGCTGGAAAACAAGCGTCTGGAAAACGAGAAGCTGAAAGTCGAGATTGAAAAGATTGCAGGGGAAAACGTGGACGCGGCCAATAAAGAGAAGCGTGAGGAAGATAAGGCGAACCTTGACGCTTACTTGGAAGGGTTTAAATTGGTGCAGGGGGGGAAACAGTGAAAAACACGGTATACGATCTTCAAACTCACCATGATGATGTAATGGTTTTTGATCCTGGGAATTTCGATGTGGTTGAGGGTCACATGGGGGAAAGCATGACATGGTTAAAACAGAGCAAAGTAGACGAAGAGCACGAAGAATTATTAATGCTGGCCAATGGCTGTGGGGTATAGGGGGATGCATGAGCGAGAAAAAAGCAAAGCAGGAACGCAAGCCAATGGGTTTCATTCGGATAGAGGTTTTTCAGGACGGCGACATTGAGGTCGTGAATATTCCAACGGATTATCATCTTGCCAAAAGCATTATGCTTCGGGCGCTGGACGTAGTTGTCAGCGGATTTTATACTGCTTTACAGGAAAAGACCAAAGAAAGCCGAATCATTGTACCCGGGGGGACTATACATTGAACGCACAGGAAGAAGCAGCCTTTGACAAAAAAGCAGAGGCCATGCTATCAGGCCACCGAATGGCACCAAACGGCAGGAATATGTTTGCGTTCCGGATGAGGTATCTTGACAACAAGTCCTACGAGGAACGTTTTGACGCATCGTTCCCTGGGGCGCCCGGCAGTAAGGAATGGTTTGATCGGAAATTCGGGGAGGAATAATGAAGACAGAAAGAAATAAAGAACTTAGTAGCAAAGTTCTATCCGGTGCGCGTATTAGCGATACTGCGAAAGAGTATGGTATCAGCCACACTACAGCTAGGTTTAT